CTTTTAAAGAAAGCATCGGCTTCAAATTCTTTGTTTATACGCCAATTGACAGCTACGGTTTGTTCCCCGAACTGTTGGAGCCCATTAACGAATGGGATGGCGTGGCCACTTATACGGAATTTGGCGTGAAGGAGCTTCGCAAAATTGGCTATGAAAGACCGATTGGCATCATGGGCCATGGCACGGACTTCACCAAGTTTTTCCCGATGGACAAAGCCGAATGTCGAGAAAAGCTGGGCGTGCCGCCGGATGTTTTCATTGTTTTCAATGGCACTAGAAACCAGCCCCGTAAGCGCATTGACTTAACCATTAAGGGCTTTATCAAATTTGCCAAGGACAAGCCTGATGCAAGACTATGGCTAAATATGGGCAGCAAAGATATGGGGTGGAATTTGATTCCGTTGTTTAAGCGCGTAGCGAGAGACGAAGGCTACGACCCAACCGGCAAACTTATTTTGACGAGTCCAAGCTTTTCGACGGCCAATTGTCTTACTATTGAGCAGCTCAACATGGTCTATAACGCTTCAGACATTGGCATCAACACTTGCATTGGGGAAGGCTGGGGCTTGGTTAACACTGAACATGCGGCCACTGGCGTGGCTCAGTTGGTGCCAGATCATACGAGCTGCAAGGAAATCTTTAGTGGCGTGCCGCGCATTGCCATTGAAAGCTGGGAAGTGGACAGGAATTATGGCCTTGATCGTGGCCAGCCATCGCCTGATCATTTAGCCGAATTGCTCACGATGTATTACGAAGATCGAGAGCAATTGAAGGCTGATGGCGAATGGTGCAAACAGCGCATTGAAGAATTCACTTGGCCTGGTATTACGCAACAGATGCTGGACCAAGTGGAGGCAGTTTTGGCCATGGAGCCAGAAGAGCCTGAATTCAAGGGCTTTGGCACTCCTGCAAAAATTGATTGATAGCCATGCAGATTTCTCAAATTTTTCTAACCACTAATCCAGAAGAAAAGCTTTCTCCTTTTCTTCAATATGCCACTAGCACTATTGATACAGTATTTCCTAAAGCCAATCACGTTATTTACAACAATGAGCAACTCCGTGATTTCATTGGTTCTGTTTATGGTGAGCACGTTTTATGGGCTTACGATTCGTTGCGTCCTTTTTCGTATAAAGCTGATCTTGGGCGCTTCTGTCTCCTCAATCATTTTGGCGGCTGGTATTTCGATATTGCTATTCGCGCTGTTAATGCTGTGGACGTGGGAGATCGCATTAAATTTTTAGCCTTCCGCGACATCCAGCGATTTAGTTATACCAGTTGGGCTTGTGCCACTACTGTTTTGTATTCTCAGCCTAACAATGAGGCATTACAAGCTGCCATTGAAATGATTGTGGCCAACTGCGTGCAGCAGTATTACGGCATCACACCATTGTGCCCCACTGGCCCCACGCTTCTTGGCAAGGCGCTGGCGTCTAACGGAAGTCAGGCAGATTTTGTTTATGGAGACTATCTGGAGCTGACGCCCACGCACGAACAGAAGAATAGGGCGTTTGTGCTTCCCGATGGCACTATCATGGCGTGGAGCAAGCCAGCCGGAGGCGGCGACCTCACTGGACTGGGCGCCAAGAGCGTCAACAATTACAACGAACTATGGGCTGCGAGGCAAGTGTATGAAACCGTCTGATTACACCATCTATGCAGTTTGCATTCAAAACGAAAAGGTTCGTTATGAAGCGCAATCAAAAATCATCCCGATCATGGGCGGGGCCTGCAACATTGTCGATGCAGAGCGCAGGGCTTTGCGGAAGCAAGGTTATATGTTTGACGACGAAGGAGCGTTTATTTCCTCTTTAAATAGGCGATGGGGAGAACTATCTTGTGTGCATTGGATGTTGCTAAATGCTGAAGAAGCAAACATTGGCAATGCCCAATATCGTCGGAATTGGATAGAGCCTAAGTCCGGATGGTATGCGGAGGATGTGCTTTACGTGCCAGAGCCGGCTGTGTTTAGTTGCACCTTGGAGCAGCAGTTCTATGGCGGCCATTCAGAGTTTGACGCTCCTGCCATCACTCGCGAACTTGCTGATACTGGTGCCTGGGTATTCACGCGAGAAGAGATTGACAAATTATGGGCGCAAAATTTATTTATTGGTTGCAATATGGCTCGTGGTCCGAAGCAATATTACAAACAATTTATGACCACTTTATTTGTTTGTTTATTGCCTATTTGGGAAAAACATAAGGAACATTTTCTCTCCATTGAAGGCTATGACAAACGGGCTCTGGCCTTTATTGCCGAACGTTTACTGACTGGCCTGGTTTTATACCGTGACAAATTCTTTCCTGGCATGACTATTGAAACAGCGCCGATAGGATTTATTCATTGAGTATGCTTAAAGAAAGCATTACGACCATGACCAAGAAGGAAAAACAGGCCAAAGTGGCCAAGGTGATGCGTGAATTTAAAGCTGGCACGCTAAAGGGCAGCGACAAAAAACCTGTAAAGAATCGTAAGCAGGCCATTGCAATTGCCCTTTCAGAAGCCGGCATGAGCCGTCAGGGCAAGAGCGATGAATATTGGGATAATTATTTCATGACCCTCATTGGAGAAGAAGAAGAGGAAGAAGGCATGGAAGAAGAAATGGAGGATGCCTCCTGCGGAAAAAAGCGCTGAGGGGCGACGCAGAAAGCTTCTCCCCTCCTGCTGGCGTTAGAAGCGCCGCCCGTCGCGGCCTAGAGCTTCGCAAGAAGCATGGAAAAGGCGGACTAACTACGCAAGAGGCCGGGAAGCAAGGCATTGGTAGCGGCGTGGCTCGCGCTAGTGATCTAGCTGGTGGTGGAGCCGTAAGCTTCGCCACAATTAAGCGTATGGCTGCTTTCTTTTCTCGCCACGAGAAAAACAAGAGCGGCGGAGAAAACGATGCTGGTTATATTGCTTGGCTGCTATGGGGCGGCGATGCCGGTAGGGCGTGGGCAAATCGCATTATTAAGATGGTAGAAAGTCGTCAAAAAGACCAATGAGCGAATATGTGCGCGTCATCGAAGAAGAAGACGAAGGCATTGGTCTTTTGAAGGCGCTAGCCATTCTTTCCGCAAACGAACACCGCAATACTTCCCAGTGGGAACTCGTTGAAAAGCAATGCTTTAAGAATGGTCGCTTAGATGAAACTCACATCTATGTGATGAGTGTTTACGAAAAGCCCGACCCTCATTTTGACCCCACCAAGTTTCTCACGTTTGAAATTGAGGCGATGGCTAAAGCTTATATCATGGAAGGCATTGAAAGTCAACTTAGCGAGCTTCGCGGAGATGACGACGAAGATTAATGTCGCGTATGGGCGATAAAAGACGGATAGCCCATCAGCCATAACACGCTTATCCCATAGAGGCCGCTGAGGGTGCGAATTTGCACGCAGTCTGGCGGGACAGTGGCGCGTTCAATGCGTGAATAAGAGCTTTGACTGATATGGAGAATTTCAGCCACATCCTTTTGTGAAAGGCCGCTATTTAAGCGAGCGTCCTTGACACGCTGAGCAATGAGCAATCGCGCCTGCTGATGCGGCATTTTAAGCACATCGGCGTTGCTCTTTGCCAGGAACATCATAACGCTAGTCGAAATTGAATAAGCTTTTTTATTGTAATAACAATTTTTTGGTAAAGTATAAGCATGAGCACCACATCTTGTCGGTACGATTTCTCGCCAATTGAGAAATACGAAATGACGCCAGAAGGCTATCTTCGGGCGTGGGCTTCGATTGCTCGCACTGGCATTCAGCTCTATACAGATGCTGATGGCTCTGTGCGGCGAGAGTATCGTCCAGAAACAGAAGTGGCGTCTCCCGAGAGTCTTGCTTCGTTTGCGGGCAAGGCAATCACTTCGGAACATCCCCCTGTTCTTCTTGATGCCGACAATACTAAAGACTACCAAGTGGGCTTTAGCGGCACTGAGATTGTCTATGACAATGGTTTCGTCAAGGCCGTGATGACAATCACGGACAAGGATGCCATTGAGCGTATTATGCGGGGAGATGCTCGTGAGGTAAGCGCTGGCTACAGGGTGAATTATGATCCCACGCCTGGCGTTACAGAAAGTGGCGAAAATTACGATGGCATCCAAAAGGAGATCATCGGCAATCACATCGCTATTGTTCGTCGGGGCCGCGCTGGCCCGCAAGTGAAGCTCCATCTTGATCGTCAAGATGCAGCCGATCTATCTTTATTCTCTACTACAGGAGACCATCTAATGACTGCAAAAGTCGTTTTTGATGGCGCCGAGTTTGAGGTGACGGAGAGCGTTGCTCTTGCGATCACTAAAGAACGCGAAGACGCCAAAATGTCCTACGAGGACATGAAGAAAAAATACGACGAGCTGCAGGCCGCCGCCGATGCCATGAAGTCCGAAATGGACGCCATGCAGAAGGAAATGAAGGGCAAGTGTGATTCCGCTGAGGGTCGCGCCGATGCTCTGGCCGAGCACGTCGAAGAACTGAAAGGCGAACTGGCTGCCGCCAAGGAAATCAATCTTGATTCCATGATTGAAGAGCGTCTTGCTCTGATTGAAAAGGCTAAGCCTGTTCTGGATGCCGCCTATGAATTTAGCGGCAAAGAAGCCCGTGAGGTGATGGTGGACGCCATCAAAGCCGTGCGTGGCGATAGTGTTGATCTGTCTGAAAAGTCTGATGACTATGTTCAGGCCATGTTTGACACTCTGGCCGAATCGTCCCGCGATGATTCTGTTGCCACTGATGAGCTGCGTAAAGCCGTGGCTTCTATTGCTTCTCCCATGAGCGCACCGTCTTCCTACATGGAAACGCTGCAAAATGCATGGAAGAAGCCTCTCTCCATCTCTAAGGAGGCTAAGTAATTATGGCCGTTTCTTTCTCCGCTTCGGGCACTGCCTCCGCTGGCGGTGTGCAACAGGCTTACGCCCTGGCTCACACTGCTTATCTGGAAGGTGGCCTGTCTGACATTCGCGACAACACCATCTCCACCTCGATCAACGAAACCGGCGCTGTTGTGCCCTTCGGTGACGTGGTGGTCTATAACAATGCTGGCACTGTTGCCAACTCTGCCGTCACTATCTCTGGCGCTTCCGATACCGTTCTGGGCATCAACGCTCTCACCTATGTGGATGAGACCGCTGAAGACGCCAATGGCCGCCCTGGCGTGAAGAACCAGCAAGCCATGAACGTGGTGAACGAAGGTGCAGTTGCCGTCTATGTGACTGGCGCCGTCACCCCCAAGTCTGTCGTTCGCGTGCTGTATTCGGCAAGCGGTACTGGCAAGGCTGGTCAGTTCTCGCACGCTTTCGCTTCTGGCAAAACCGTCCGTCTGGCTAACGCTCGTTTCCTCACCTCTACTACTAGCAGCGGTATTGCCCTGCTGGAGCTGAATGGTCCGAGCTTCACTCTCTCTGCTGATTCTTGATAGGAGGCCCTACCAATGTCTGAATTCCGTATGGATGAAGCGGGTCTGTTTCTTGAGCGTCAGCTTGAGTTCATCCGCCCCCAAGTGTTTGAAGTGCAGTATGCGGATATCAAATATCCGACTGTGCTGCCCGTAACTTCTGAAGCCGGTCCTGGCGCTCAGACCTTCACCTACCGCATCATGGATGCCACTGGTGAGTTTAAGCTGATCGCTGATGCTGCTGATGATCTGCCCCGTGCCGACATCAGCCAGACCGAGAAGAGCATCAACATCCGTTCCTTCGGCGGTAGCTTCGGCTACACCGTGCAGGAACTGCGTGCTGCTCAAATGGCCAATATCGCCCTGGAGCAGCGTCGCGCTGCTGCCGTGCGTCGCGCTTACGAAGAGAAAGTGGAAGACCTCGCTTTCTTCGGTGAGAGCACCGTGGGTCTGTCTGGCTTCTTCAACAACTCCACCGTGGATGTGGTGGCCGCTGACAAGTGGTTCAGCACTGCCACTGCCCAGGAAATGCTGGAACTGCTGAACTATGGCGTGACTGCCATTATCAACGCTTCCAAAATGAAGGAGCAGCCCGACACCATTCTGATGGCTTGGGAAGATTACAACAAAGTGAGCACCACTCGCAATTCCGATTCTTCGGACGTGACCGTGCTTGAGTACTTCCTGCGTACCAACCCCTACATCCGCAACGTTGAGCCCATCAACCAACTGGATGCTGATAACAGCGTGCTGAACACCAACCGCATGGTGGTGTACAAGCGTGATCCTGAGAAAGTGCAACTGCACGTTCCTCAGCCCCTGGAGCTGTTCCCCCCTCAGCAGCGCGGTCTGGAATTCATCGTTCCCGCCCATGCTCGCGTTGGTGGTGTGGCCCTGTACTATCCCAAGAGCGTTATCTACGTTCAGGCCAACGCCTGAGGATAGTTAACAAGAAAGGGACGTTAAGCTATTGACAATTGTTTTTTTGAACAATGCTCATTGCTTATCGTCCCGAACTTGAAAATCCCCCTCGTGAGGCGGGCTTCGGAATTATCACTAGAACTGGTCTCATCCAGCTTGTTCCAGGACTTAATCAGGAAATTCCTGATGACAAATGGAGCGAAGCTAAAGAGAACATTGCAGTGAAGAAGCTTATGGCGATTGGGGCAATCGAAGAGATGAAAGAACAAGTGATGGTAGAGGATCTGCCTGAGTCTGTTCAAAGTCTTGCCGAGCTGCCCCTCACCCAAGCCATTCGTGCTATTGAACTCATCCATGATGCTGATCGCTTAGCTGATTGGAAGAAAATTGAAGGCCGAATTCGTGTAAGGAATGCTATTGCCAAACGCACTGAAGCCATTCGCATTGGAAAAGCTTAATCATGGCCGTCACCTACGCCAGTTTTTTGGACAGGTTTCCTGAATTCACGCCCCATCCATCGGGAATTGTGAATGGTGCCATTACAGAAGCAACTTACGATGCCTCGGCTGACGTGTTTGGGGATCAAACTGATAGGGCAGTTAAGTTTTTGGCTGCCCATATCATTGCCGTACAGCTTGCTCAAATGGGCATTCAAATTGGTGCCACTGATGGCAAAGTGTA